CGGCATGCAACAATCCATTATTTTGATTTTATCATCTTCGGATATTAAAATGCGTTCCTTTTCATCACCTACGATTTTCAATGCGGCTTTATATATTATTGGAAAAAGTCCAGACGAAAATGTCCCTGTTGCTGAAATTACAGATAATTGTTCATCAGCAAAATTACAACCTTGTGATTGCATAAAGAAAAACTGAGGATTATTTACGGTAAACGTACTTATCAACGATGCAAGGAGGTCTTGTGAATTCGAAGTAACTCTTATCTTGTTAAGTTCTCTATCAAAAGTGAATGAAAATGAACTCTTTCCCATAATTATATTCCCATATCTAACTTTACAGCGTCAAGACTGTTTTTTATAGAATATCCAAAACCGAATATGACCTCTTTGCAATATGAAAGAAATTCTATTATCTGAGATTCATCTTGGATAGCCTTTCTGAGTTCTTTAACACCTCTGTCATTCTTAAAAATATAGTCAAATGACTGTCTTGACGATAAAAACGCTCCGCTATTAGTCTGTTCTGTATACATCTTAAGCATCTCTTCTTTTAGTATTTCGAGATTTTTCTTGAGTTTTTTCTCCTTAACCTTTTCAGACATAAGTTTCGAAATCCACTTTCCCTTTATCGATGCTTCCATTAAAGCCTTACTCTTGAGATTTCCGTAGTTCAACTCTACATCATTTTGAAATTCCTCTTGAATTTCCTTCAATTTGATTTCAAGTTCATCAATATCGTTGGAAGTTTCTACTTTCTGTTCATTATGCTTAGTTTTATAGTCTATTTCTTCCGTTTCGTCTATTTCGCATAAACTTATTGAACTATTGAGCATTGATTCTATTTTTCCATCCAAATCTGACATATCAGTCTTTTCTGATGTTTTTTCCTTTAGATTGCACTTAAGTGGTTTAATGGAAACGTTTGAATCTACGGTTTCAAAATCTTCATCGGTCATAATTATCCTCTTTACTGCTTATTATATCAAAAAATATGCATTTAATCAATATTAGAATTGATTTATGATTTGAAATTATACATTCTCAAATGCCTAAATAGTGGCAGAATTTTAATTAGGAAAAATCAATATGGGTTATTTACGTTCAATAAACCATCCAGGAGTTGAAATTAGGGAATTTGACCTTTCAAATGTACCTTCGACTCAGGGTGGGACAACATCTCTTGTAATAGGTTTTGCAAAACAGGGTGAATCTATACAGCCTGTGCAGCCTACTTCAAAGGCTTCATTCAAAACATATTTCGGCTCTCCAGAAACAGAAGCTGAAAGATACTTCTATTACGCAGGCGCTGAAGTTTTTGACAAAGGGGGAAGTCTAATCGCAGCTCGCATACCTTACAATAACAATGCTCAAAATTTAACACCGGCGGTTACGTATAAAATAGAGGAGTTTTCTCTTTCAAAAGATACGAACTATGTTGACGCATACGGAAAACCGCTTTCTTCATATACAGAAACATCGATATCTTCCGGTGATGCCAAGAAGTATTGCTTTGTATCAGACACGAATGAGATAGGTACTAAGGTTATAGAAACATATACGGCAAATGATGTTATGACATCATGGGTAATGGATTACTATTTCACAGAAGATGAAAATAAACACATTATTGATTCAGACGGTGAATCCAAATTCACAAGAATAAATGTACCTGCAGCATACACAACTGTAATTACAAAAACATCAGATTTGACTTTTGAGAACCTAACATCAGGTAAGTTTTCGTTTTCAGAAGCAAAATATCTTCCTACATCATCATATATTTCTTATGGACTTGGCGGTGTAGTAGCGGCTGCTACTTCTGCAGATGTTACGAATGACAAGACCGTTCTCGGAGGAAAACTTGCAATAGAGGCTCTTGGAGATAAGATTTGGGAAGAGGTATATAAAAATTATCCTCAGTTTGGATATCAAACGAAGTTTGGTATGGAAACCAAGATGAAGGTTCTTACTTCGATAGGAAGCGATACATCTTCAGTAGCTGCACTGTCAGCCGCTGGCAAATTCTATCAGTGTGTCACAAATTACACATCGGTAAAGGCTATTGCCGAAGCCGGCTCTCAGAATTATAAGTGGATTGAATGGGTTGAATCTCCTGCCGCATCCGCTTATGTTTCGGAAAAGGCTATGATGGCTGCTATCATGGGTTGCAAGGAAAACGATGTTCCTTCTCAGATTAACAAGATTAAGAACATAACAACCATAGTTCCAATGGATTCGGCGGATGACTATGGATGGATTCCTCTTTCCTCTTATCAGAACATGAGAGACGGAACTAAAAAGGCTCCTGTAAACAATATAGTAATTGCAAACATAACAGAAGAACAATTCTCCCAAGACCAGTTCAATAACGATGGAGAAGAAATTATCGGAATCGTTCCTGTTGTTCTCGGAGGCGCTCAAGCTCTTCCAAAACAGTCAAGGATAACATTGCCTGATAATATAACAAACGCTCATATTTTCAATGCCGTTGAATCTCTTGCTCGTGGAAAGAACATACCAGGAATGCCAGATGAGGTGATTATAAAGAGATATGACTTCAAGGCTGGTAGCTGTGCAAAGGAGCTTGGAAATGTTGAATCTTATGCACCATTTGATTCTACATATTCCAACGATATCATAAACAAGGTTCCTTCCATAAATCTCAACAGTTCTTATAAACCAAATGGAGAACAGTTGAATTATGTAACTCTTGCTGTCTGCAAACTTGCAATATCCGAAGCGGATGATAACAAGATTGTAATGACTATATTGGAGTCTTTCACGGGTTCTCTTGATAAGGAATGTAAAGATTCTTCAGGTAATTCAATGTTTATAGACGATATAGTCAATTCTGAGGAAAATGGCTCTACTTATGTAAGGATGTTCTCAAACTATCAGTCTTCACTCGTTGAGGTCGATAGGAGAATATCGCTTTCCAAGAAGACATATATCGAAACACCAACTTCAGATAATACAATAGTAATTTCAGTTCCTAAGTCAGTGGGAACACCAACAGACAAGGGATATTGGTGGAGACAGAAGAAGAGTGCGTTATCAATTGGTTTTACAAAAGAACAGACCAAGAAATACATCTCTTACAGTACATTGACTGCATCTCTAGAATCAATTTTCGATACACTGTCAAATGTTGACGAACTTGATATAGATATAGTAGTTGATGCAGGATTAACTTCAATCGCAAACAGAATTAAGCATCTTTTGGATAAAGACCCAGAGGAAACTGGAAAATACGAATATGACATACACTTTGATGAACTTAAAGAACTTGAAGATATAGCAGCTTGGAAGTCAATATGTTCTAAATTCCTTACATTCTGCTCTTCTACCAGAAAAGACTGCATCGCTCTTATCGATGCTCCAAGAAGTCTCGGTGTAAAGGATAATTCAAAGTTGGTTCGTCCAAACTCTCGTCCACAGTATACAGTTGACTTCGATATACTTCCAAAATTCAACTATCTAGCAGGACTTAATTCATCTTATGGTGCTGGGTATTGCACTTGGATGAGTTATGTGGATGATTTCAGCGGAAAATCTGTATGGCTTCCACCATCCATAGCAGCTGAAGGTGCATTGCTTGCTACTGATATGAACTACAATTATTGGGATGCTCCTGCCGGAACTAAACGCGGAACAGTAACTGCGGCTACAGATGTTGCATTCAATCCAAATGGTGCTCAACAGGATTCAATATATTCCAAGAGTTGGAACTATTGCAAGAGAACAAACACCGATGGAGTTCTCATATGGGGTCAGAAAACGCTTCTTACATCAAATTCTGCATTTAGCAGAATAAACGTAAGACGTTTGTTCCTAAGACTTGAGAGAATGACTAGAAAATATCTTAAGGATTATATTTTCGAACTCAATAATCTCAAGAACAGAAATCGTATACTTGACGGATTGACACCTATTTACGAAAATGTAAAAACAATGGGTGGTCTTTACGATTATCAGTTGATATGCAGTTCTGAATTGAACAATACACCAACTGTAATTGATAATAATGAACTAAGATTTGCAGCATTGTTAAAACC